ATTGATAAGGACTTGCAGAGCGTGGTCGGTATCTTTGATCCGTCCCAGTTGCCCCAAGGCAATATGTCTGGCAAGGCCATCCGTGGTCAGCAGATGCAGCAGGACATGACCAACTTCCACTACTACGACAATCTAGTGCGGTCGATGAAGCATACGGGTCGGATTATCCTTGACCTGATCCCCAAGATTTACGACCGAGAGCGCGTCTTGCGGATCATTGGCTACGATGGGAAGCCTGAGATGGTTACCCTAAACCAACGGACTCAGGACGAGATGGGCGTGGAAAAGGTACTAAATGACGTAACTGTGGGCGAGTACGATGTCTACATGGACACCGGCCCCGGCTACCAAAGCAAGCGTCAGGAGGCTGTCGAGGCCATGATGCCCATGATTTCAACCAATCAGGAGTTATTTAATCTTGCGGGTGACTTGGTGTTCAGGAATATGGACTTTCCGGGCGCGGAAGTTATCGCGGATAGGCTTGCAGCCAACAACCCATTGGCCCAGATTGACGAGAAGTCTGAGATACCACCGCAGATCCAGATGAAGCTCATGCAAGCCGAGAAGCAGATTGCTGATATGCAGCAAATGATTGCGGCTATGGAGCTTGAGAAGCAGTACCGTGGGGACATTGAGAACATCCGTCAAGAGGGCGAGACCAAGCGTAAGCTCATGGATGTCACCTCGCGGGCCTATAACACCGACACCATCAATGAGGCCAAGGTCAACCAGCAGATCCTCAACAGTCAGGCCAACCAGAACAAGGCCGAACTGGACGCGGTCACCAAGATGCTTCTAAAGCGGATGGACATCGGTGAGCTGCGTCAGGTCATAGCCGAGAAGGACGCGGAACAGGCTCAAGTAGCCGCGTTTGCGGAACAGGAGGTCAACAGGTCATCAAATCCGTTCTTGCAACAGGAGCAACAGATAGCTAATAGTTGACACCTAACAAGAAACAGTTTTTAATACGATTTACCTACCAATGGGTTCATTGGGTTAATTCTTGGAGTAATCCATGTCAGAAGTAGCGCAAGAACCGGCCCGGAAACAGGCTGGGACTGTAGTAACGAGTGAGAATTTAGCTGAGTTTTCGTTAGGAAAATTAGGTTTAGCGCCCGATGGATCTCCTACTGAGGCCGCACCAGCGGAGCCGGTAGTCGAGGCAGAGGCGAGTGAACCAAGCGAAAGTGAAGCTGCGACAGGTGAAAAGAAGCAAAACCCAAAACTTGAGAAGCGGTTTTCAGAACTGACTAAGCAGCGTGACTCGGCCCGTCAAGAGATGGAACGAGAGCGCCAAGCCCGTCAAGAGCTGGAGAATCGGATCAAGGATCTGGAGACTAAGGCTAACCCTGCGAAAGCAGAACCGGCAGATCCAGACCCAAAACCCGATCCAAGCCAGTTTAATGATGCGCTGGAATATGCTGAAGCTCTGGCTGAGTGGACTACGGATAAGAAGTTGCGGGAGCGTGATGAGCAAGAGATGTCTCGCAGGGCGCAAGAAGAACAGAGCCGTAAACAGGTCGAGTTCCAAAAGCGCGTAGAAGCTGTGAAGGCAAATCTTCCGGATTACGAGGACACAATCGCCGCCGCTGGTGATATACCAGTAAGCGCACCGGTTGGGGAATCAATTGTCGATAGTGAGTTTGGGCCTGAAATCCTTTACTACCTAGCCGACAACCCGGACTACGCACGTTCCCTAGCGGACAAGTCATTGACCGCGCAACTACGCGAGATTGGGAAGTTGGAGGCAAAGTTTGAGAAAACCGCGACTCCTAGCAAAAAGGAACCTGTAGCGAAGAAATCGAACGCCCCTGCGCCGATTTCGCCTATCAAGGCAAGCAGTAGCGCCGTGGAAACCGGTCTGGATTCAGACCGTGCGTACCATGGAACCTACCAGCAATGGAAGGCTGCTCGCCTTGCCGGGAAGATTCGGTAAGTGGCAACTACTAACCTTTTATGGAGTAATTAAAAATGGCAAATAATTTGCTAACCATCTCCATGATCACCAACGAGGCGTTGATGGTCTTGGAAAACGAACTTACGTTCACGGCCCGCGTTGACCGTTCTTATGACGAGCAATTTGCGGTTACTGGTGCAAAGATTGGTAATACTGTAAACGTACGCCGTCCCGGTCGTTTTATCGGTACTACTGGCCCTGCGCTTAACGTAGAGGACTTCAACGAGACATCCGTCCCGGTGACCCTCTCAACTCAGTTCCACGTTGACACCCAGTTCACCACACAGGACTTAGCCCTGTCGTTGGATATGTTCTCGGATCGCGTGTTAAAGCCCGCAATCGCTGCTATCGCCAACAAAATGGACTTTGATGGCACGACTATGGCTACTGACAACACCGCCAACACCGTTGGTACGGCTGGAGTTGTGCCCTCCGACATCGCTACGTTCCTAACCGCACAGGCTTATCTGGACGGTGAAGGTTCACCCCGCGATGGCAAGCGTTCTTGCGTTATTGACCCCTTTACCGGTGCGTCAATCATTGGTTCGCTCAAGGGTCTCTTTAACCCACAGGGCACTATCTCGGGTCAATACGAGAAGGGCATGATGGGTAAGGACACCATCGGAATGAACTGGTACATGGATCAGAACATTGTGTCGCACACATACGGTTCTTACTCCACGGCTACTCTTTCCACCAACACAGCAACTTTCACCGGTTCGCTGACAACTGGCTGGGCTTCAACATCCACAATCACAATCGCTGCCGCTACTGCTAACGCTGGACTCAAGCAGGGTGACACCATTCAGATTGCTGGCGTGTTTGCAGTCAACCCACAGAACCGTCAGCCATACGGCGGTAATGTTCTGCGTAACTTTGTCGTGACTGCTGACGTGACGATTACCTCCGGTGGCTCTGCATCGGTTACGGTATCGCCCGCTATCATCACGGCTGGTCAGTTCCAAAACGTATCGGTTCTTTCGACCTCCTCGACCGCAGTTGTCACACCGTTTAACAAGACCGGTGTTGTCAGCCCGCAGAACTTGGTGTTCCACAAGAACGCGTTCACGTTGGCTACTGCCGACCTTGAGTTACCTGATGGCGTTCACTTTGCTGGTCGCGCATCTGACAAGCAATTGGGCCTGTCAATTCGAGTGGTCCGCCAGTACACAATTAACAATGATTCCATTCCAACTCGTCTAGACGTTCTCTACGGTTGGGCTCCCCTCTACCCCGAACTCGCTTGCCGAGTTGCGGCTTAATTAGGAAAGGAACTTAATCATGGCAAATCCGGGCCCAGCAAGTACCCAAACCTCCAACTACCTATTCAATGGTAATGCCAGCGATGGTATCGCCCTTGGTGTAGCTGGTGGTGAGATTGGTTTTTATGGCGAGACCCCAGTTGTTCAGGCATCTGCAATCACCACGATTTCAGACTCCGCAACTGGAACCGCCATTGCAACTGCGGTTAACAGCGTTATTACCGCGTTGAAGAACATTGGCATAACCGCCTAAGATGTTCTTATGACTGAGAAGGCCACCCTCACAAGGGGTGGCTTTTTCTTTTTTTGGAGAATCCATGAAGCACGTAATGATTGCCCTGCCGACTTACACAGGAGTAGTCCACATTGGAACCGTTCACAGCCTTATTGATGACCTTATTGCCTTGGTTAACCGTGGTGATAGGTTTACTCTTGTTGATGATGTCGGTAATTCTGCTATTGCTGATTGCAGGGGAGTAATTGCTTCCAATTTCTACAAGTCCGACTGCGATATGTTGGTCTTTGTCGATAATGATGTCTGCTGGGAGCGCGGTGGTTTACTAAGAATTATTGATCACCCCGTAGACTTGGTGGCTGGTGTCTACCCCTACCGAGTTGACCCCCTGTCGTGGACTGTCCGTTGGGATCAGAGCAAAAAGCAACTTTGGGCAGACCCAGAGACCGGTTTGCTTGAGGTAGAGTGCGTAGCAACTGGATTTATGAAGATTTCTCGCAATTGCATAGCCAAAATGATTGAAGCTCACCCAAGCACTTGGGTACATGAAAAGGCTGTTGATGGCGAGTTTTGGCCTTTATTTGAGCCGCACCTAGATGTCCGCAAAAAACACCGATATGGAGAGGATTATTCGTTCTGTATGAGGTGGCGAGAACTAGGGGAGAAGGTATGGATAGACCCAGAAATAGGAATGGGTCACACCGGCCTAAAAGTTTTTGAAGGACATATTGGAAACTGGCTGAAAAGTAGGATAATTCCACAACTAACATCTGAGGTGACCCATGAATCAAATCAAAATTCTTAGCCCAACCTTTGCGTTGGATTTAACAACCGCTGCGTCTGCTGCGCTGCAAATTATCCCAAACACCCCAACCCGCGCCTATCGCGTGGCCCTGCTAAACACCGGAACGGGCAAGGCTGGCGTGACCTTTGGCACGACTTCAAGCAATATGGATACCCCTGCGATTGCGTCTACGGGCGGCTCTGGGTCATTAGTCCTACCAGCCAACATGATTTACCCCATGATTATCGACTGCGGAAGTCCAGACCTTTACATCAAGGGCATCTCATCAGGCACTAACACTCTGTACATTACGTTGGTGGCTACTGAATAAGGATTTACCATGGCAAATTCAACCGCCAAGACTATAACGACCAACATAGTACCGGTTCAGGGGACGTTTGAGCCCCTCTACCCGTACAACATAATTTCGTTCATTGGGCCAGCAGGGTTACCGTTTTACGCCCCTACAAACCCCAATCTGGACGGGGTGTCGATCACAAACAGTACGATTAACAGTACAACTATTGGTCTGACTACCCCTGCGGCGGCGGCGTTTACCTCTGCGTCTGCGACCAGTTTGCCAATTGGCGGCAATGACCTAACCAACAAGACCTACGTTGATGCGGCACTAGCCGGGATCTCTTGGAAGGAGCCCGTTAGGGCAGCTACGACAGGGAATATCACCCTCTCGGGCGCTCAAACTATTGACAGCGTCCCCGTAGTTGCGGGTGACAGGGTTCTAGTTAAGGATCAGTCCACGGCCTCCCAAAACGGTATTTACATCGTTGGGACACCTTGGGTGCGCTCCGAGGACGCAAACACATGGGACGAGCTGGTTTCAGCCTTGGTGTTCGTTGAGTCAGGTGGACTTGGTGGCTCGGCTTGGTACTGCTACGTCCAGCCCGGAGGCACGTTAGGTGTTACTGCGGTTACTTGGTCAAACTTCCAAGTTGCGGGCGCTTACTTTGCCGGTACGGGCCTAACGCTAACCTCTAACACGTTTAGCATCACCAACACCGGGGTAGCGGCTGCGACATACGGCTCGGCAAGCTCGGTTCCCGTCTTTGCGGTTAATGCTCAAGGCCAACTGACTAGCGTTACTAATACGAGCATAGCGATTGACGCAACTGCAATAACCTCAGGGACTATCAATACCGCGAGAATTTCAGGTTCTTACACCGGAATTACCGAGGTGGGAACCCTAACAGGTCTGACGGTCAGCGCCACGATTACTGGATCGATTTCAGGCAACGCTGCAACAGCTACTAACGCAACCAACGCCACAACGTCCACAAACCTAGCTGGCGGGGCCACAGGGAGCGTTCCTTATCAATCCGGGGCTGGGGCAACAACCTTTGTTGGCATTGGCACTACGGGTCAGGTATTGACGGTTGCGGGCGGTGTTCCTACTTGGGCCTCCCCAACTGCAACGGGTGACGTAACCGGCCCAGCGTCCTCTACGGATAACGCGATTGCGCGGTTTGATAGCACGACCGGCAAGATTATCCAAAACTCAGGGATTACCCTGTCTGACGCAAACGCCCTGCAAAATGTCAACGAGATCAACTTTGACATCACGCCTACGAGCGTGGTTGGCGGTGCGGGCTCGCTGTCTTGGAATAGTGACGATAACGCCAAGACCTTGGAGCTGATTGGTACTAACAACGTAGGAATCAAGATTGGCGAGGAAAATTATTATCGGATCAAGGCAACGGCCACAATAACCAAGGGTCAGGTCTTGATGCTTACCGGAACCGTTGGAGCGTCTGGCGGTCTTACGGCTGCACCGGCTACCGGTCTAACGGCGGCTACGGGAACCTCAATCATCGGTTTGGCTAAAGAGTCAGCAGTAACAAACGATTGGATCTACGTTCAAGAGTTTGGCGAGGTCAAGGGAATCAACACCAGCGGGTCAACTGCCGGTGAGACTTGGGTCAACGGGGACATCCTCTACTACAACCCTGCGATCACAGGCGGTCTTACAAAAAACGTACCAACAGCCCCAAACGCTAAGGTTGAGGTAGCTGCGGTCACATACGCAGACGCATCAAACGGAATCCTTTTTGTTCGCCCGACCTTTGAGCCACGGCTAAACGACCTATCAAACGTCTACGCCATAAGCCCATCGGACGGCGATGTAATCGTTTGGGATAACGGTGACTCACGCTGGGAGAACCGCGCTCAGTCAACCCTGACTGCGGGCAAGGCAACGAACCTAGCAGGGGGTGCGACAGGTTCCTTGCCTTATCAGTCTGCGGCTGACACCACCACGTTCCTAGCCGCTGGCACAGACGGTCAGGTTCTAAAGCTGGCCTCTGGGGTTCCTACTTGGTCAAGTGATACGTCAGGCGTAACGATTGCGGACGATACAACGACCAACGCGACTCGGTACATCACGTTTTCAAACCTAACCACGGGCAACGAGACAACCCTAGACGTATCAAGTACCAAGCTACAATTTAACCCGTCAAGTGGCGCTCTATCGGCCCCGCAGATCAGGCTCTTGGGGTCATCGTCAGGGTATGTGGGACTTCAAGGAGCTGCGGCTGCTGGGTCTACGACTTACACCCTGCCAAGTGCGGACGGTACAAGCGGTCAAGTGTTGCAGACCAACGGATCAGGGGTTCTTTCTTGGTCGAGTTCTTCGGGCGGTATTTCAACTGGTAAGAGCATCGCTATGGCAATGATTTTTGGCTTTTAGTGTCCCTATTTAAGGAGTAAGTAATGGCAAACCCAAATATAGTCAACGTCACTACGATTTATGGAAATACTTCTAGTACGTCACTTACAACCACCTCTGCGACCTCATTGGTTAGCAACGCGGCCTCAAGTGGCAAGGTCTTTAAGATCAATAGCATCGTAGTGGCTAACGTAGATGGAACAAATAACACCGAGGTCACGGTCAACGTTTACAGTCAGGCAGCTTTGGCGGGTACGGCTTTCCCCTTGGTTTCGACCATAGTTGTCCCTGCGGACGCTTCCCTGATTGTGACCGACAAGACAACGTCCTTTTACCTGTTAGAGAATCAGTCAATTGGTGCGACCGCTGGAGTGGCTAACGACCTAGTTGTTACCGCAAGTTGGGAAGAAATCAACAGTTAAGGATTTATTATGGCGATGCGCTACCCCGGTGGATTTATATCCTCCACGGCTCCAACAGTAAGTGCGAATTCGGCTAAAGGCGTATGGACGCTTGAGGAAGCCATGCAGTACATCAGAGCTGGTCAATGGCCTGTTCCTACTGGTAACGGTGATCCGTTCTTCCAGTACAACACTATGCTATTGCCGGGACAGGGAACCAACGGAGCGCAGAACAACACATTCCTAGATTCCTCAACAAACAACTTTACGATTACCCGCAACGGTAATACAACGCAGGGAACCTTTACCCCGTTTAGTGGTACTGCTGGTAACTGGAGTAACTTCTTTGATGGTTCCGGTGATTACTTTACATCATCAACATCCTTATTTAATTACACAACTGGGAATGCCTCTAATGAGACATTTACGATAGAAGCATATATTTATCACAACGCAAGAAGTACTCCTAGTTCTACTGAATATGCACAGTCGATTGCTGCAAAGGGAGATGTTTACTTAAATTTTGGTATTAACGGAACTGGTAATTTAATTTTCTATCACTATGACGGCTCAGTAAGATCATTTACTGGCTCATCAGTCATTCCTCTAAATCAATGGACTCACGTTGCAGTACGAGTAACTGGAGGAACAGCAACGCTTTATGTCAATGGCGTTTCTGACGGAAGCGGAACTTGGTATGGAATACAAGCGGCAGGATTGACTGCCACCAGTTACTTTGGAACACCGGCTCTAAACGCAAATGCACGAGCATTTAATGGGTTTACTTCAAACCTTCGTATTAGCAACAACGCTCGAACAATAACTGTACCAACTGCTCCATATTCAAACGATGCCAATACGGTATTTTTAACAAGCCAGTCTAACCGATTCATTGACAATAGTTCAAACGCTTACGCAATCACTCCGGTTGGTGGTGTAGCAGTAACCCCATTCCAGCCATTTGGCGCACCGACAGTTGCGTACTCTGCATCGACTATTGGTGGGTCTGGGTACTTTGATGGCAGCGGTGATTACCTAGACGCTGGAAGCAATGCTGCATTTTCGTTTGGTACTGGTGCATACACGGTGGAATGTTGGATCTATCCAACATCAACTGCAAACCAAGCATATGTCACGAATGACACCACAAACGGCTCTGTCTTTTATTACGAAAACGCTACTGGTTTTATTATTGCCCCTAGAGCATCAAGTGGAATTGTGAGTGGCGGGGCTGGAAAACTTATTCCTAATCAATGGAACCACATTGTTTATTGCCGAGCATCTACATCAACAAATCAAACGTCTATTTTTGCTAATGGAGCAAGAGTAGCAAACGGAACAGATTCAACCAACTGGACTATTACTGGGCCGTGTTTATTAGGAGGTTTAGCCAACAATACTTATATGCTTTCTGGGTATATGGGCGGTGTAAGAATTGTAAAGGGTACAGATGTTTATGGATACAACAATACATCAATTACTCCACCGACTGCGCCACTCACAGCCATTACAAATACTTCATTACTATGCAACTTCACCAACGCTGGCATCATCGACAACGCACAGGATAACGTCTTAGAGACTGTTGGCGGCGCACAGATCAGCACCACCCAGTATAAGTGGGGCGCTAGTTCCATGTACTTTGATGGCACAGGCGACTACTTAATGATGAGGAATACCGAGAATTTAACTCTTGGTACAGGTGATTTCACAATAGAATTTTGGGTTTATTACAATAGTGGACTGACTGCTGACGTTGCTTTATTTGATTGTAGACCCGCATCTACCAACGGTGTTTACCCACTTATATACTCAAACACAACCGGAAAAATAGTTTGGTATATCAATAGTGCTGCAAGGATTACCGGAACAACAACGCTAACAACCAACACTTGGTATCACGTTGCGGTAATGCGTACTGGCGGTAGCACAAAGTTGTTCATAAATGGAAACCAAGACGGCTCAACTTATGCAGATACAAACAATTATTTGCTTGGTACAAACCGTCCTGTAATTGCTGCTGCTGGAGCAACACTAGGAGCAGACCCATTAAATGGCTATATCAACGACCTCCGTGTAACCAAAGGTTACGCCCGATACCCATACAACTTCATAGCACCCACGGCTGCGTTCCCGTTGTTCTGGCAGGCGGCTGCGACACCATCGTCTGACCCGTACTTTGACTACACCACGCTACTGCTTCCGGGTAACGGTACTAACGGCGCACAGAACAATACGTTCTTAGATTCGTCTACTAACGCCTTTACCATTACAAGGAACGGTAATACCACCCAAGGCACGTTCACACCGTTTAGCCAAACTGGTTGGGGTGTTTTTGCAAACGCAACAACTACTGGATATGTAACATTCCCTAACAGCACAGCGCTTAATTTAAGCGGAGGTGCGTTTACAATAGAAGGTTGGATATATCCAGAAGGTTCATATTCAAGCACAGGAAGTTTAGTTGGATACAACACCATTATTGCAAAACGTGTTACCGGAAGTGGAGGAACAGGTAGCACTAGTTCGTCTTGGGAAGTTTCATTAAATACTTCAACTGGCGCATTGCTTTTTTATAACGGAACTTTATACACATCATCAACAACTCCGGCAGCAAATCAATGGAGTCATTTTGCTGCAGTATATGATGGCACAAACATAAATCTTTACTTAAACGGATCACGGGTTCTTGGCCCCACTTCAACAACAATTACCGACTATACAGCTAGCATATATGTTGGTTCGTATGATGCTGGTGGTTCAAACTATGAACAATTTAGGGGAAGTCTTTCAAATATAAGGGTTACAAAAGGAGCCGCTTTGTATAGCGGGGTTTCATATACTGTACCTTCTGGCCCATTAACAACATCGGTCTCGTCTGGAACGGTTTCTTTGTTGACTCATCAAAGCAATAGATTTATTGACAATTCAACAAACAACGCAATTGCAACAGTAGTTGGCTCACCAAGCGTCCAAGCCTTTAGCCCATTTAACCCAACGGCTGCGTACTCCACAAGTACGGTGGGTGGTAGTGGCTACTTTGATGCTAGTGGTGACTACCTTTCATGCTCTCAAACAACACCTTTTAGTTTTGGCACGGGTGACTTCTGCATTGAAGCGTTCCTCAACATTACACAGAATCAAGGGTCAGGTATTTGGTATCCTATTTTTGATAGCCGACCACAAAATGCCACAAACGGCGCATACCCAATTTTAGGTTTTGCAGATGGTACAAAATATGTATTTGCTGGGCCTTCTTCAGGAGTAACAACTTCAACATACGCCGCAGTCAATAATACTTGGATGCACGTTGTTTGGACTAGGGTTTCTGGCGTATCTAGAGTTTTTGTTGATGGAGT